GGTCGGGCCAAACAGCGCGTAGTACTTGGGGATGGCCGTGTCGTTGGGGCTTGGGTACGCTTGACGGATGAAGTTCACATCTTTGTTCAACAAGTACTCGTACGACCCGGCGGCATCAATGACAGCCATTGAATAGGCCGCAAGAAAGTCGGTCGGGCACGACAGGTACTTGTTGTTGATCGAAGTGAAGCCTGTCACGTTCTTCCGCAACGACGGAAACTGGACCGTGTTGTAGATGCGCTGCTCGGCCTGACGGATGAACGTGTTCATGTCCACGTTCGGGACATTGTTCTCCGTGTAGTTCGTTACAGCAGTGACAAGTTCGTCGTACGTCATATTAAGCCATTGGACCCCGAGACACTTTACCTTTGGTTGCCGCGCCGCCGCCACGCATCATCGTGCCGCTGGTTTTGGTCGGCTCATAGTCTTGGCTGCGGGTGTTAGCCACAGACACATTGGCCTTGCGCATGGTCTCTTTGGCGGGCTCTTCACCCACCACGACAGATGGATAGACCTTGGGCTGGATGTATTTTCCAATCGGGTCTTTTGTCTCCGCCGGAAAATACTTGAAGTCGTCGGTGTTCATATCAGCCTCCCTTGCGGCCAGGGCTACGCTGGTTCATGACCTTGGCCATGTTGCGCCCGTACTTGAGCATGTCGGCGTTGGTCTTACCACCAGCCTTCAGCTTGGTCAGGGGTTTGCCGGGGTGCATGGCTTTCTCGTGTTTATGCACAGCCTTCTTTGCGTCCATCATGATCGACTCCTTATGTCGTTGCAACCGTAATTGTGCCCAAATTCACCGCCAGAACCAAATTATTTGGCGTTTCAGCGGCGGTAAAAAACGAAGAACCTCCAACGGGATTCCAGCCCCACTGGAATATACGACTACCAGCTTCTACCGATCCAGTACCCAACGGCCCAGAACCCGTTTCAATCTGCAACCCACTGGTGCCTGAAAGCCTGTAGCTGCGGTCAGGGCGAGGGTTCCGCAAACCCTGTGGGTCATCCACCGGGTACATACCCAACTGCAACTGTGGCTGGTCTGGGTCCCAGCATTCCGGGCACACCAACAACTCATAGTTCTTGGTCTTGATGACCTCGCGCTTGAGCATTTTGAGCTTGAAGCGCTGATCACAGCGATCACACTGGGCAATCGCATACTTACCACTGGCAAACCTATTGCCCATTAGTAAGTGCTCCCGATGAACTGCTGGCGCGGCACAAACCGGATTGCCGCCTTCTCACGATCCTCATCAGCGGCCAACTGCCACGCCTCGTCGTATTGAGCTTTCAGGATGGCCAGACGCTCCATCCCCCCGGGAATCTTCCCGGCGATGTAATAGGACAGACCCGCCGCCATGCAGGGGATGAACCTGAACGGCACATCCATGATGTTCACACCGCCACCGGCATCCTGCGTACGGCGCAGCCGCCAGTACACAAACTGGTACTGCTGAGCGTTGTCCGGTGTCGGCCAGACCGTGATAGCCGGAAGCTGCTGCCAGTAGACCGTTGACCCGTTGTTGTGAGATGCCGCCGTGGTATCGGCCTGACCCCTAAAGCAGTTGTATAGGGTATTCCCTGAGATGTACCCATAGTTGATGATCTCAGAGTCAATCTTAATGAACCCGGTGGCAGGCAGGCCAACCACAGAGTTGAGGGTGATCTCAGTGACGGTGGCGTTGATTCCACCCACTTGGCTGATGGACAAGCCGGTTGGGCTCTGCTGGCCGTTGTACCGCTGAACCCAGACTTGGATTGGGCGGGCCTGCTGGAGCTTGTTGGGCAGAGTGGCATAGGTTGAGACGCTGATCCGAGTGATGGTCAGGTCTGCCTGAGTCGCAGCCACGTTGGCCCCGGTGCGGATCACATGCTCCAGAAGATCAATTGTGTCGGTTGGCAGGGCGTAGGTGTTCTGACCCTGCACAAGGTCAATCGTGCCCTGCTCAATGGTCCAGAGGTTGATGCCCCGATTGGCCCAGTCGGCAAACATGATGTTGAGCGAACGACGGGCGGTCTTGAGATCGTAGCCCGTGCGCAACTCTGAACCGGCACGCTCAAACGCTTCCTCGACCAGTTCAGTCAGGTCGAGGTTAAAACTGCTTGCGCCTGATGTGGTGGCCATTACCTATACCTCGCCGTCTTCGCCGCCACCTTGGGTGGTTGCTTTACAAATTGTTTTCCAACCTTTTTGCCTGCCCGCTTGGCACGAGTTGTGGCAGCATACTCAGCGGGAGTCAACGCCTTGATGGCTTTCTCAGGCAGATATCGCTCACCCGTCTTGGAAGACGGTTTGCCGGACTTGGTGCGCCACTTTTGGTCACCCCAGTCCTTGAGCGATTGCTGCGGGTCTTTAATCGCCATCGCCGTAACTCCCAAATGCCTCAAGATATTCTACGGCGTTGCGTAAGATTGCCGGGCTGTCTTTAAACATGCCCAACGCACGGTTGCACTGCTTGCACAAAACGCCACGAAACTCACCTGTATCGTGGTTGTGGTCAATTGCGCTATCTATCAAAGTGACCTGCGTTTTACAAATTGCACAGCAGCCTTCTTGCCGCTCGTACCGATCCACAAGTTGTTCAGGAGTGATGCCGCGTCTTGAGCATCGCTTTGCCAATGTCCAAGGGTCTTTCTCACGATACTCAGCCACTCTGTGCTGGTTGTTTTCTGTCCAGTCTTTGTGCCGCCTATAAAGACATGCGTTGCAGTGACTCTTGTACAGGTGCGACATTTGACCGCCGCGACTGCGGAAGGCAGTCAGCGGTTTTGTCTCTCCGCAATCTGTGCAAGTTTTTACTGCTTCAGTCACGGTACCCGCCACCCTTAGCTTTATATTGTTTGGCTAACAACTGGCTTTTACGGGCCGACCATTGGCCTGCGCCTGTACCCTGCACTGCCCGGGACTTGATTGACTCAAACAGCGACTTGCGCATGCCCGGCTTGGTATAGACGCCAGCCTGATTGACCTTGGATTTGGTCTTGCCACCAGCCGCGTACTGATCAAAGTCAGTATCGTCCCTACGGGCCTTGCGTTTTGGCCCGGGCATTTTGCTGGGGTTAATGGCCCCCATGCCACGGCTGGCCATCATGGCTACACCATCTTGCCACGGGTGTGGCCCTTAGTAATGCAGCCATCGGCGCGAGTGACGCCACCATTGGCCCGCCTCTGCGTGGAAGGGGGAGGAGGGGGAGGAGGCGTGGTGCTGGTAAGAGAGCCCATATAAGCGCTCTCCAGCTTGGGGGCCATCTGTTTATCCTTCTCCTCCTGAATCATCTGCTGTTCAGCGGGGGTCAGGGTCTGTTTGGGCTTTTTGGATTTATCCGACATGGTGTCACCTTAGTACATCTTGCACTTGGTTTTGCCTTTGGAGGCGATGCCATCGGCGCGTTTGGAAGCGGAAGACACTCCACCAGAAGCCATTTTCTTTGGCTTGGCTTTGACTGCGCCGCCTTTTTTGAACCCCCGGGCCAAACGCTCCATTGGGTCAAGACTCAACGCCGCATCAATACGGCGCTGTTCCGCCGCTGCGCGGTTCTGCGCTGCCGCTGCCGCCTCTTGTTCCTGCCGCCTACGGACAGCAGCCAAGACAGCCTTATCCTTCTCGCGCATCTGTTGCACGATGTTACGGGCACTGCCTGGAGGGGCCGGGGGTGTAGCGGCTGCTGCGGCTTCTGCCGCCTGTCGTTGACGGTATGCCTGAAACGCCGCAGGCCCAGCGTAAATGCTGGGAGCGCCAGCGGCCCGAGCCGTAGGCGCGCCAAGAGTCGTTTGTGTAAGTTGCCGCCTAAGGGGCATTTCAGCGTTGGCTGCGTTACGGATGGCCGAAGCCTCACTTGCGCCGACCGCTGCGGACGACAGATTGGCCAGCCGAGGGTCATACCCACGAGGCATATCCACCTGCGCCATATCGTTGTAGCCACCAAGGTCCAAATAGCCAGAACCAGAGCCAGTACTACGAGCGGCGGCGGGGGCAGCGGCGGTAATGCTGCGAGCGACAGAGGCGGCGGGAGCGGCAGGGGCAGGGGCAGCGGCGGCAACAGGGGCGACAGCGGCAGGGGGACGATACGTAGAACCACCGGGTTCCCGATCATCATCAAAAGTCAACCTTGCGGCAGCATCCGCATACAAATCCGCTGGACTCATATCTCCGCGAACGGACGGCGGGCGGTCAGTCCCGAGATAGTCCACAGGAACTTGACTTGCCGGGACCTCATAGGACTTGCGCTCACGCCCCGGGCCAAAGAAGGTATAGCCCAACGCGCCCAGCGCAGCAAGGCCAGCTAAATCACGTGAACGTGAGGAACGAGAACGTCGAGCCATGTCGGCCTCCTATCAGCAGGCGTAGCCGCCCTTTTTCATACCCAGCGGCTTGGATGCACCCATCTTGACCTGCATGCCTTTGGTCTTGCCCTTCGTTGCAACGCCATCTTTGCTGGGAGCGGCGGTGCGGACGGTGCCCATTTTGGCGGTAGTGATGCCACCGTTGGCCATCTTCTTCATACCGGCCTCTTTCATCTCATGCTTGATCATGGACTTAGGTGCGCCCTTCTTCTTCATGAAGGACACTTCCTTTTTCATCATCTCTTTCGATTCTTTCATGTCACCACCTCTTGCAAAAAATTCCTGCTTGCCTTGATTGGTTTTGGGCTTGTTAATGGCCTGCACATTTGCACGGCTCCCAGACCCAAACCGCTTACCCTTGTCTGCCTGCATGAACTCTTTGCCGACAGACTGTGGGATTCCTACGCGCTTGGCAGCGGCGGGGCTGTTGGCCACCATCGCCATCAAGTTGTGCTGTTTCTTGCTAACCGAGGGCACTGCGCTGCTCCTTCATGAAGTCGTCAATCTTCTTCTCAAGCCGATCCAGCCGATCCAAGACGCGATTGATGTCCGTATGCACCTCTGCTTTGGTGACATACTCTTTCGCAATCTCTTCCCGAGTGCGGTTGAGAAGAATCTGGATGCGCTTCATCTCGTCCGTGGACATCTTCACCCAGAACAGAATCAGGGCGGAGACAAGGGAGAGCGCAGCGTTCCACAGCGTTACGTCCATGTCAGCAGTTCCACGCCCTCAGGCTTTTGTTGATACGGCTGTTTGGGTCCTTCTTGGCCTTCTCGCCGGTCAACTTCTTCTTCATGCCTTCCATACGGGCGCAAAAAGAGTCTCGGCGTGAGCCGCCCTCGGGCTGCGGAGGCTTGAGCCCCGGCTTGCCCGGATTGGCTTTGTTGTAGGAGGCTCGCCCCTTGGCGTTGAGTCCGCCCTTGGGGTTCTTGCCTTCCTTGCGCTGCCATGCTGCGGTCTTAGCCATAGAAGATCGTGACTGCGGCAGCATCACCTGTGTCGCAGAACACCCCGTTATCAGCCCGAATGCCTTCGCCGGGGATCACAACAGTGTGTGCTCCAGCCGCTGTAACACCCAGACGCAACAATACATTGCCAGACGCAGCCGAGGCGTTGT